TTAAAATACTGTTCCCACAAACCACCTATCAATCCATTATTATCATCGTGGAAAGTTAAGTTTACTGGATTATACTGTAATGCTGTTTGTATGTTTGTTTTTTTACCGTATTGGTTTTTAGTTTCTGTGTTGATTGTAACACCTGGTAAATTAAAATTCTTCACCAACATACCTGTTTCAATTCTTGCTTCTGGTGCATTAAATCCATAAAAAGGATTCGGTGTTCTGATTGCCGCTGGATTGATATCTAGATATACGTGATATAAAAATTCTACTTTGGGAGAGAGACGCATAAAATTGTCTGTAAACAATCTTGCCGCGTGTTGGTAATCTCGCATGTCTCCTTGACTGCCAAAAATACCGTTTGCTACTGATCCTAGAAATTTAGTTAACTTTGCCATACTATTATTTATTCATAAAAAAAGGTCGGAGATTTTTACGTCTCCGACCATTAAAACAGATGACTATTTTTATGCCCTTAACCTGTTGCTAAGGTTCTAATTGTTCTACCAATCGCTGTACCAATACCTTCTGGCTGACCAGCACCATTAGTTTGGATAGCGTTATCGTATTGAATTGACATAGTAACGTCAACCGGATTTGAATCTCCGTAACTCAATTGATTGTAGTTAATATCTTGTACGAAACAACCAACTAGTTCGAATGTTTCAAGTACATTTGGACTATTAGCACCGTTACCACCATCTAGAATTTCAATTCTAGTTTTAAATTTGTAGTCGATACCACTTGCCGCACTTGATTGTTCGAAGAAATCGAACTGTTTCTGTAACTGTTGACCAGCACTCTTGCTCACAGCATTGTTTACATCATCACGTATTGTGATTGTAATTGGTTGCCATGTGTGTTTACCTGCGTAGTAAACTTTTGAGTTGTAAACATCAATCGCAATTGATTCAAAGTTTACATTTGGTCTTGTAACATCAATAATTTGTTTTGTTAGTTCGATGTTAGGTGCACCTGCGCCGAAGTTTTCAAGACTCACTCTAAAGCGATACTTGAGTTTCGGCATCAACAAGCCTTGTGAACTTGCTGACTGGTCACTTGCCAACGGAACTGTAAATTTACTTAAACTTGAAATAGCCATCTAATTTGCTCCTTGTATATAGTTATTTATCACCATTATAGATTGCCCAAAGTTGCTATCTCGCCTGTGTTCTTTAGGCGTAATGGAATGTAAATGAATTCCACACTCTTAACTGGTTCAATTGCAACATCAACATAGAGTTCATTACGATCAATTCTTGCTGGTGTGTTGTTTGTTTCATCACATACAACTAAGAAGTCGTAAACTGCTCTTTGTCCTACTAATTCTAATAATAGGCTTTCCATTGCTTGCTTGATCTCATCACGTGTGATTTTATCATTTGGTTCAAACATAAATGGCTTACCAAGCAAACTAAACTGTCTTCTTAGATAAGCAACTAAACGTGCAACGTTAATTCTATCTAATGAACTTGCATTTCTTGCTCTTGTGTATTGACCAAAGTTAACCAATCCACTACCAGTAATAAATGTTAGTGGGTTAATTTTAACACCAGCCATTGTTTCACGAACACCGTCATTCAATGCAACAGCATTAAACTCACCTTCACCGTCAATGTAACCAACTGCTGATGCGTTAGTAATGCCACCACGTCTTGTTCCTGCTGGAGCAAACCATGGATAAGAAACTGCATCACTTACTGCAATAGTACGTAGCATCATGTGTGATGCTGGAACAACAATGTTGTTACCATTAATGTCTGTTGTTAGTCCTGATGGATAAAATGCCGCCATGTATTCATCATAACTTACAAGTCCTTCTTCACCGTCAGTAGCGGCACTTGCTGTGTTGTTACCATAATTTTGTAACTCAGTAGCAGTAGGACGTAGTCTAAATGGAGTATCTCCAACCACAAATCCTGTAATACCTCTATCAACGTTTAAGTTAATTAAGTCTGTTGTAAGTTCTGGATAACCTGGAGCACTTAACAATGTAAAGTTACGTGTCTCTTCGTCACGTAGCAATTCGTTTGCATTTACACTTGCCTTCATCGCCGCAACTACTGTTGCACGTTGAGCGTGTCTACCAAATAATCCTGAACCATCTGATTTAGTTGTGTTCCAACCAATCCAACGATTTGTTTTGTATGAAGTCATTGCTTCGTCTAAGTAACGAGTGTTTTTACCACTGTTTGCTGTAATGTCAACATGTCCTCTTACAAATTTCTTAACATTGAAACCTGAACGTCTTGTGTTCCATAGCAACATACCACGTGGGTAAAGTGCTGGATCCGGACAGTCTGGATCAACATAGTTTGTGCTTAAAAGATCGTCGATATCTGCTTTAGTATCTCCAGTTGCACCACTTGAACCGTAACGTGCATCTGCAAAAATAATACCGTCTTCTGTTGTTTGATCAGTAACATCAATTGCTACCCATTCAAGTGCAGTGTTGTCCCAACGATAAACGTTTTGACCATACTTTTCAACATCTGAAGTATCAACCCAAATATCACCTTCTTCTAAATCTGTGTTATCACTTTGTCCGCCTGTTTTCTTAGGCTCTGTAGCACTTACAATCGGACCTTTAGGATCAGTTGCACCAGCATATGGTGTGTAGTTTAGATAACCTACCCATTTAGTTCCGTCGTTTACCATGATATCCACGTCATCAACTGTAGTGTCATACCATAATGTTCCGTCTGCTGGAGTTGCTGTCGGAGCATCATTGCTTGCTTGGTATACTAGTGGTTTCCAGTTAGAGATAACAAATGTGTTGTCATCGTCTGCACCTGCTGTGTATAAGTTAGCGGATCCGCTTTCTACACCAGTTGCACTGTTTCTTGACCAACCAGTAAATCCTGCACTTGCAAATAAACCATAAGTGTCAGTAATTTTAATTTCGCCGCCTAATTTGTGTGAAATAGTTAGGAAGCCGTTTGATACGCTTGCAACAATATTAGTAAATCCTTTACTGCTAATTGCTGTTGCAACGTCTTCTACAGTAGTACCACCTACACTAATACTTTGTGCAGTATTAAATTCACCTGAGTTAGCAAGTGTTTCTGCCATTGTAAACGAACCTGCGGTTACAGTTGGATTTGCACCTTGCTCTTGACCTGTAACTGTAGTTGGTGAACTTGTAACACGTCTGTATAATTTAAAGTTTACTAATTCTTCAACACCTGTTGTTGAATCATCTGCTGTTGCTCTACCTGTATAGTTTGCAAGAGCAAAAACTGTTCCTGCTGGAATCTGTGTTCCACCTGTTGAATCAATTTCATAAACTGCTTGTTGTCTTGTGTTGTAGACCGGTGTGTTTACACTTGTCCATGCACCTAATGTATCATTCCATACTTTTGTAGTAAGTTTTACACCTAGGTTTGGTACTGAAGTTTTAAACCATACACTACCTGTTGGTCTGTTAGCACTGTGTGAAGTGCCTGCTACAGTTAATGTATCAGTTGACTTCCAAGTAGGAACACTTGAGTGTTTGCTAATTTGTACTTCTGGACCAGCATAGTAAGTTTCAACAATGCCTAGTGTGTCACAGATGTTATCACCTGTAGCATCTGCAATAATAATTGCTCCGTCGTCTGTTGTACCGTCTGTGCTTGAAGTTCCATCTGTGTAAATTTCTAAAATTCCACCTGCTGTAACTTTTGCCGCAACACCTGTAATACTTGCCGCATTAATTGCTGTTGCTAAATCTGATACAGTAGTACCACTTATTGTAACAGCAGTTCCATTAATATTTACAGCATGACCTGATGATAAAGTTGGTGAAGCAACTGTTGCTTGGATAGTTGGCCAACTTGATGCCCAACTGTCTGAAGTAAATGTGCTTCCTGCCGCACTTGCAACATTTGCACTTGTAGTTGTACCTACTTTAACCCAAACGTTATCTGCGTTTTTGTAGTAAACATCGTTTGATGTTCTAGCAGTGACGATGGCATAGTCACCTTTTGATCCTACGCTTGATTTTGGATCACCTGAACTTACGTTTCCAACAAGGTCTGTAGCGGAGTTAAGAACTAATGGAGCCTTGTTAGCAAATTTTTGTGTTGATTTGTCCCATTCAAATACACCATATAATGAATCATTAGTGTCTAACCAATATGTTCCATCTGCTGGTGTACCTGCTGGTGCTGATGATGCACCTGTTAGTTCGCCTAAATCTGCATTTGCACGAACAACATATGTTCTGTTAGCAACACCCAAGAATGAATATGCCGCTTGTAGACCATATTCATTCAATTCGTTACCATGTAACGGATTGTTGCTAGAATCTGTATAGAACGTTGGATTACCAAACGTTTCTGTTAATTCTCTTTGTGATGTAATTAAGTAAGGTGTACCTGCATTCGCGGAAAGTGTTCCTGCGGCAGTTCCTGTACCTGCGCCGTTAGGCTTATTAGCCGCCGTTGCTACAATAATTAGTGGTACTGTAGATGCTGTGGCTGGCGTGTAAAAACTTTCGTCAATTACGCTGACTTCAACTCCTGGTGATGATAGTGCCATCTTTTTAACTCCTTTAAATTTAAGTTCTTAAACATATTTAGCAACAAGATCCAAAAATGCGGTATAATATACAGCGAAAAAGGTATCGAAAAGGGCGGGTAAATACAATTATGACAAGACCATTATGTAAATCATGTAAACGTAGACCCTGTGCAGTTAATTATAAAAAGGGTCGTAAAACCTACTATAGAAGTAAGTGCGAACAATGTGCTAGAGGTAGAACTCCTAGTACACCTATGTGGTATACTCTAGGTTATAGGCAAAAAGACAAGTGTGACAAGTGCGGATTTGAAAGCAATCACAAGGAGCAATTTGCAGTGTATCATATAGATGGTAAACTAACAAACTGTAGGCACGGTAATCTTAAAACAGTGTGTGCAAACTGTCAGCGAATACTACACAAACAAGGATTTACTTGGAAACAAGGTGACTTAACACCCGATTTTTAAGAAACTCAACACTGCTATCATTTTCAATTACAGCGTCAAATTCTACATTCGCCCACGCCCATTCTGAGATATGCACATCTGGGTATTTGTCTTCCATTTTGTGTGATACAACAATGCCTTTTGATTGTTTCTGTGCCGCTTTTTGACGCATCTCTGTTTGTGCAATTTCCCACCATTCGGGGTCATCGCCTCGTTTAACACGCCATAGTTTACCACCAATAGAACGAATCATTTCTGCTTCATTTTCAAAACGTACATCGGGTATAACAAAATCTGTTTCAGGATGTGCAAGTAATTGCTGTTTTACTAGGCTTACCCATATACCATCATAGAAGCCATTACGCATACAGTCTGTACCAAACAGTTGTAGCACCAAACGAGGAGTTACAGGTTTACCTAGTTCTGTACTCCAGTAAGGATCTACTTTTTCGCGCCAAGCACGTGAATCTTCTGTGTTGCCTTCTAGCATTTCTCGGTCCCAACCAAACACACTAGCAACACCGTCTTTGAGTTTATCTGCAAATGATATTTTTGTAAAGCCTCTTTGCTCTACCAAGAAGTCTGCAACGGTTCCTTTACCCGAACCTATGAGTCCACAAATGCCAATAATCATAAAAGATCCTTTATTAAAAGTATCCTTAAATTGTATAGTCATTAATGTGGAAAGTCAAGTTGTTTTTAGCCAATTACGAAAGATAATGGCTTACTGCCATCTACGTAATTTGCCAAATCCATTTCCAGTTTCTCCATTTCAGCCGCGGCATCTGCTTTTAGTGCATCGCCATTAAGTGAAGTGCCACCTTGTGGTGTTGAAATTGTAGCAAATTTAGAACGTGCTTCACCTAGCATGTATTTGCTAACTGCTAGTGTGTAATCTTTTAACCATTGTCCTGCGTATGGATCAGATAGCAAGTTAAAGTCTGGACGTTGGTTGTAGATTTGCATTAGTACCTGCTCGTCGCCTCTTGGACGTTGCATGATTGTAAGTTTTTTACTGACAGGTTCAAATTTAAAGTTGATAAAACTACCAAACATTCTGCCTACTAGTTCTTGATATCCTGCAAAAGCATAGTAAGTTGATAGTCCACCCATCTGTGTTGAACTTAAAAGATATGTGTTTGAGTAAGCAAGATTAAAAGGTTCAAACAATGTACCTCCATCTCCGCCACCGCTTCTAGAGCCAATTGAACGTCTAAACAATTCTCTTACTTCCATAACTTCGTTTGGAAGAATATAATCGTTGGTATCTTCTTGTAATTCTAGTATAGCATAGGATTCTTCCACGGCATTTTCAGCACGTTGTCTGTATTTGCCTAGTGCTTTTTCCAGTGCTACTTCATAGTGATTAGGATCAAGTTCAACATCGATCATTCCGTCGCCAAGTAGTGTGCGACAGTAATTAAAAATTTGTTGTTTTTTGTTTTCTAAATCGTTGCTCATATATACTATTTAACCTCTTATGGTACTGGGGTTAGGTTTACTTTATACCATTGCCCGTTTAAGTAAATCATTAATGCTTGTGTTCCGTCACCGTTTGGATTCCAATTAGTACCATCCGCTACCGCTAGTGTTCCATTGGCTATTAGTACAGGCGGTAAAGCAAGTAAGTCTGGCATAGGTTCTGGGCCTGGTGTAAGCACTGTTGTGGTATTATTTGCTCCAGCAATTTGCGTTGATTGTTGATAGTCTTCGTATTTTCCTATTAAAGGTAAAACTTTATATCCAAGTTCATTAAAATAAATGAACACTCCCATAGTACCCGTAACTCCGCCACCTGATGTTACAGTTCCATTATCATCTATATTGAATACAATACCATTTGTTTCAGCATCAACAAGATCACTTAAAGTTCCTGCTGGAATAGGGCCTCCACCTTGGATAGTAGCACTAGTTAATGTACCAAAATTGTTTTGTAATGGATTAAATGAAACTGTAGCATTTAGTGTTTGACCATCGATTGTAAAACTTCCGCTATATGTTTTACTATAGGCAATTACGTTTGCTCTTTCTTGAACTTTTAGTACTAAAGAACTAGAAACTGCTACAGCATTACCAGCAAATTTTCCACTACCATCTACAGGAAGATTAACTGTTCCGTCGTCTAGTAATCTATCCTGACTTATAGTTTCCGATCCTCCGGTCCATTCTAATATAACTCTTCTTTGATACTGTAGCCAAGGATATGTACTAGCAACATTAGAAATGCTTGGATTCCAACTAGCGTTTGCATAACCTGTCCAACCTTGAACTTGACCTGTGCTATCTCTTAAATATCCATCAAGTATAAAGCCTGATCTATCAACATAATCTTGAAATACGGTGTTCCAAGATCCATATGATCCTGGATTATTATAGAATGCTGTTGAGTTTGTTGTATCAATTGATAATGTTTCTTGACTAGGATTAATACATTGTAC